AATTTGAGATACGCCTCCGAAGTAATTGACCGTAGCCAATGGTTCAGGCAGCCGGTCAGAGACGCTCGTTGTGCGTGCTCGGAGCTATTGTACGAGACAGAGTCCTCCACACCTAACTTGAAAGGTGGAAGATTGAAGCCGCGAGCGATATCCCTGACGACAGACTCCTTGATGGGAATCATTTCGGATGATCGTGCGTCCACTGTGGTCTGATGCCATGTGGCTCCGTCCCGCAGGATCATAGTCTTGAACCAGTTCTCTGCCACGGCCTTTTTCGTGATCTGCTGTTCGAGTCTTTCCCGTGCCTCAGTAGGTACGCCCGGAGGAACAGTGATGATGCCTCCAGCCTGAGCTCCATTGGCGAAGAACGATCCCTCGAACTTCTGGGCTCCAAGGTATACACTCTCTGTGTCTCGCATGTACCGCAGGACGCCCTCAGCCGCATGGCTCTCGATGGACAGTCCACGAAGGTGGTAGATCAAGTCAGGCTCGACAAAGTGAGCAGGCTCCGTCTCGTCGAGTTGGATGAGGTATCCGGATATGGGCTGACCGCCGACTGGTCCGTCTTCCTGGTGGGGACTGCATGTCCCTGGCGGCAAGTTCATCATCCAGTTGATTCGGCCACGTTTGTCGCGGCTGATGTATGCGTATCCATTGCCCCACAGAAGGGCGTGTACTGCGATCCGCTTCCATGCCTCGTATGCGGATGTCCACTCGTTCCACTTGGTGGATACGATCTGCTGTGTGGGATGAGCTTTCTGCAGTGACTCGTCACCCACTGGCACGTCATTCTTGTGCAGGCCGAGCGTAGCGATAGCAACGTCGCCACTGATCGTCAGCACGGCCTGCCGCACTGCGGGGACCTTCAACTGGTCTGATTCAGTAATGGCGATGCCGGAAACTGAGTTGGTTGCCTCACCCAGGCCGTAGAACGAGTTCCACCCGACGCCGTCGTTGGTAAGCAGGTTGCTTACCTCAGCATCGTCCCTCCTGAGAGAGCTTCGGCCTGATAGTGAGTCTACGATATTGCTTAAGTAGCCGGAAAGGTTCACGTGGAATATCCTGTGCGAGAGTGGGCCTGGCCAGCCCCCATGGTATAATGGGCTGGTCCAACCACCAATAGCGGAGTGAGGTTAGGCCGGAAAACCAATTACACGAACTCGATGTCGTGATTCACGTAGTAATCCAACGAAGTGATGTTGAAGTCTGTGCAGTCCGTAAGGCCCCATCTGGCCATGATGGCAGCCACGATGCCGTCTACCGTACGGAAGCTGGCTCTGGACTCCTTAATGACGTGGATGTTGCCCTTGTTATCCTCTTTGATGCCTGCATTACCTGCCTGCCAGTCGAGAACGGGGTGTCCATCGTGTATTAACCTGCTTTTCTTCACGTCATTCTCGAAGTCCGTCGTTGGGCCGGTCATGGTCATGATGCCCTGACTGAAGGCCTTTTCTCCCACGGGGAGAGGCTCCTCGATGAACTTGCCCGTGGAGTCAGTCACCCCTTCGGTCAGGTTCTGGATCAGCATCTCGGCGTAGGTGTGGTCATACACGATGCCCTTACAGTTGTACTTAGTGATGCCCTCGCGTAGGTCCCGCTCGATAGTCCTGAAGTCAATAGTGTTCCCCGGCGTAGCCGTGATGAACCCTTGCTTCGACCAATCGAGCATTTCGGGGATCTTGTACGCTCGCTGCTCCATGATCTCTTCGGCACACCAGAAGTGAGGCTTCAGGAAGATCTTCTGTACGCCATCGTCGTCCGTATGGGCGAGGAAAGCGTATACCGCAGCGGCAAGGTCGTATCTCCTCGCAAGGTCCAGCCCCATGACACACGGGAGGTCTTTCAGATCGCTGTCGTAGAACTCCTGCTTGCAGGCAACCCACGCACCCGGTGGCAGCCACGAAGTTGCACTGTTCTGCCAGATGTTGAGTCGGTACGTGCAGAAGTCACGAAAGTCCTTGACCGAGCCTTGCTTGGCCTCTTCCCACGCAGGAATCATCTCATCCAGCCCCACGGTCGAACCGAGTGCCGGATTGGACTGCCGGAAGTGCTTCTCTGGATCCTTGTCTATCTGCTCGATGGTCAGACTCTGGTCGCAGTGGTAGCTGGCGAAGAAGTACGAGTCATTCTGTTCTTCCCCCGTCCTTATGCGGAGGCCTTTGTCCCATTCGTCCTTGCCATAGCAGTCTGAGTTCCTGCCAGCTGTACTGAACTCAAGGTGCAGGGCCTGTGCTCGAGCGATGCCTGCGTACTTGACAATTGCCATGAGGTTTCGGTCAACTACGTGAGCTTCGTCCACGATGATGTTCGCGGATACACCTTCCTTTGAGTCCTGCGTCCTTACGGAGGATGAAGACATGGGCTGCAGGTAAGACCAAGAAACGTCGTCGGTGATCTTCTTGGTGGTCCGATTGATGGTTGCGTTGTCTGACAGGATATCCGACTGGGCTACCATCTTGTCGGCATGGTCCCACGCTTTGGCGGCCTGCTCCCCGTCCTTCGCACCGATGAACGTCTTACCACCCTGCTCGCCGTCACCGAACGTCAGGTAGGCTGCGTTCGACGCCAGTGAGGGAGTCTTCTTGTTCTTCTTGGCGATCCATACGTTCGCTTTGCGGAATCGTCGGACTTCCTTAATGCCCTTCCTGGCCCAGCGTTTTGGTGCTGGTCGCTGCCACCCATAGATACGGCAATGGCATTCAAATTGCCAGTCCATATGTTCCACGGCTGCGTGTAGCATCTCGTTGTGCCAGTCCATACGGGCCTGGTAGAACGCCAGGACACCCTTACCTGGGCGGCCCTTACTTGTCCAGAAGTTGGGGAACAACTCACCCACGCGGGACCATGCCTCAGGCTGGTCTACGTGACTGTACAGGATCAGTGGCTCTCCACGCCATTCGCCTTCGTAGAGGTGGCATTTGGACTCGATCCAGTGGCACGTATAAGCAGCCTTCTCCGAGGAGAAGTAGCAGCCATTCTCCACGGCAAAATCGTCGCTGCGGTCCCTCATCCAGGGCTTGGTCATGTCCCACTGCTCCTGAGTGAGTAGCGGTGGCTTCTCGTCGGAGAAGGCCCACTTGCTGATGATATCATGACTCATCGAGTAGCCGATTCAACTTGAGTTACTGCTTTGATCGTAGGCCTGCGGCCACTTGTAGTCGGAGTCAGACAAAGTTCCTTCTGATATTTCAGCACGTTGGCTGCTGCCGTCTCTCGCCGGACACATGCAGGGTGAGCCATCATTGTCCCCTTCTCAGAGGTGAGGTATCTGCCATCCTTCGTGAGGGTCTCGTCAGCCTCGAGCATCTGCTGGTGTGCGTCACACAGCATTTCGAGTGCGGGCATAAACTGGTCGTGCAGGATTCCAGTGTCGAACATCAGCCGAGCATACGATCTCCAGCGGGCGACGAATTCATCCCCGCGACCTCGTGGCGGCTGTGGTGACTGATACTTGACTGAATCGGACTCCTCGAATTCATCGGCTTCGGTCGGCAGTTCAGGAGCGTTTACCATCTTGTTTCCTTGGGTTGTACGTGATGACTTACAGTTTCGCGGCCCAGTAGGCCGATTCGGCTTCGACAAACGGGTTTGACCTTTGCCAGTTCCCCACATGGCCCAGCAACAGATGGCAGTTCATTCCGTACCGTTTGGCTTCGCACAGCGGCAGGAGGTTGGTCGTGTCCAGTTCCAGATCAGGGGCAAGGTGGAATGGAATGATGTGATGTGCTACTAGTGATCGACGGCCACCGCAGGCTGCACACCGCTTGCCCTTCAGGAACTCGTCTCGTACTCGTCTCCATTTACTGGATCGCCGCATTCCTGGGGAGGCTTTACCTGTCAGCCGTTCGCTTAGATCTCGCCACCGCATATCAATCTTTCTGCCGGTGAGGAGTGAAATGACCCCTAGTATCCCTGCCGCGACAGTGATGTCAGTTTGACTACGCCTAGATATATTTCGAAATAGTAGGAGCGGGTCTGGACGGGTCAGGATGGGTCAGGAGGGGCTTAGATCGAGCAGTTGGGCTTTACGAATGACTTAGAATACACTTGAAATGCCCACCAACCTATAGAGAACTGCAGGAACTGGCTGCATCGAGGCCAAAAACATTGGTGATAAATGGCGACCTGTTGAAGCCTTGCTAGAAAACTGTGAAGG